ACAGTTACACAACCATATGTTCCATCTACGGGTTTAAGAATGTATTTAGACCATTGGAAAACCGCATCATATTCTTCGGGTAGTGCATCAAATGACTGGTTAGACCTTTCAGGATGGAATACCGGTGTTAGACCTGCAGGTGTAACAAATGCGGCAGGCATAACAGGAGGAAACCCTACATCAACAAATAGTGGTGTAAGAGGTACTTCATATGTGACGTTTAACGGAACAAACCAATTTTTTTATAAAGATACAACAACAAATATTAATGGTGGAATAACGCAATTCAATACCAATACGGGTACAATTCACGTTTGGATTAGACCAACCGCAGCATCAATTGGAACATCATCTAGATTTATATTTGATTATGCAGGATTTTATGGTTTAGCAATTGAATCATCCGATAGTTCCGCATATAATAGAGTAAGATTTTATGGTAGTTCATTAGGAAATAGTGCACAATTAACAACATCATTGGCAGTTGGAACAAACTATTTAATTTCAGTAACATTCCAACCAAGTGGAACTTGTACGGTTTATGTTGATGGAACTTCGGTAGGAACATTTACAGCAGCAGCATTTACTGCACCTTCATCAACAAACTATGTAACAATAGGATGTAATAGTGCAAGAACATCGTTTTGGAATGGTGGTATACAATCGGTATTATTTTACAATGTACTACAAAATTCAACAACGGTAGCTCAAGTTTATAATCATTTTGCTACAACACATAAGTAATAGTTGTTGTTTTGGAATAAAACTTTATATTTATATTGAGAATTATAAATTTTAAAATTAACTATATAAAATGGCAGAGAAATTAGTATCACCAGGCGTATTTACGAAAGAAAACGACCTTTCATTCTTACAACAAGGTATTGCTGATATTGGTGCAGCATTCATTGGACCTTTTAAAGAGGGACCATTAGTACCTACAATTGTTAATTCACAAACTGAATTCGAAACTTTATTCGGAGCAGTTGATGATACCTACTATACTCCGTTAGCAGTTCAAAACTACTTAAGAGAAGCAGGTGTTGCTACAATTTGTAGAGTAGCTGGTACACAGGGATATACCGAAAAATTACCAATAATGTTGGTAGCATCTAGTGGTTCTTTTTCAGGATCATTAGGCGTATTATTTAATACAACAGGAAGTGCACTTGGATTTGCAGATGCAGTTTTATCTGATAAAAATGGTGATGGTGATTTTTCAATTACCGGTACTGGTTTAGGATATAGCGCATCGGTAGAATTGGCAGATCCTGATGATATTGAATCAGTATTTGGTACTTCTCCATATGGTTCAAAAGCAGCATATTCATACGCATTCTTTAAAGAAAACGGATTTTTATATAATACAGGCTCTTATACATTATCAGGTGCTGATGGAATCGGAACAGGTTCAGTTACAGCATCATTTGGACAATATATAAGTGCTAGTTTAGTAGTATTGGGTAATCAATCATTTAGTGGTTCATACGGAACAGGCGAAGCATGTGAGGCATTATCACCAATGATTCAATCTCAATTGATTAGTGGTGAAAGATATAATCTTTTCCAATTTGAAACAATTGCAGCTGGTAATTCAGCAAATACAAAAGTTAAAGTTGCAATTACAAATGTAAAAGCAGCAGGAACATCAGCAGGTACGGATTATGGTACATTTAACGTAGTAGTAAGAGTATTCGGAGATACTGATAAAAAGAAAAATGTATTAGAAAACTTCTCTAATGTTAGTTTAGACCCTAATTCTCCAAACTATATTAGTAGAGTAATTGGTGATAGAAAGAGAACTATTAATTCAGAAGGTAAAGTAACAGAAAACGGTGATTGGGTAAATCAATCAAAGTATATTAGAATTACAAATGTAAATGCAAATGCACCTGTACAAGCAGTACCATTTGGACATGATAAGTATAAATTGTTTGTAAGAGCAGGTGGCCAATCAGAAGCTGCAAATGCAACAACATTTGCAAATTTTATTCCGAGAGTAACGTTTTCAACAGCATCTGTATCGGATTCAACAAAAATGAGTGGTATTGATTTAGATAATAACGCTGATAATAAAATATACATGAAACCAGTTCCTAATAACGCAGGAAATGGTGCAAACGCTGTGTTCTCATTAGATACTATTTGTGGATTAGTATTAAATCCTCAATCACAAACTGCAAGTGATATAGCAAAAAGACAATTTGTTGTAGCATTCCAAGAAGGTTTTGACGGATATGCGCCAAATACAAACGCAGCAGATATTCAACCACAAACAACAGGAGGTAAAGCAGCATACGCTAAACACATATCAGCATTATCTAACGCAGATGAATATGATATCAATATGGTTGTTGCACCACACGTTAACAGAGCAGACCATAGTTCAGTTTGGACTTCAATTCTTGATATGGTTGAACAAAGAGCAGATGCATTCTTCATCGCAGATGCAGGAAACGCAGGAACAAATCTATCGAATACAGTAGGACAAGCAGAAGCAGTAGATTCAAACTACGCAGCAGTTTACTATCCTTGGGTTAAAACGATAGATGTAAACACAAATAAACTTATTACAGTTCCACCATCAGTATTATTACCTGGCGTATTCGCATCTAACGATAGAGTAGCAGCAGAATGGTTCGCACCAGCAGGTTTGAATAGAGGTGGTTTAATAGGAGCAGTAAGTGTATTAGATAAAGTAACTCAATCAGAAAGAGATACATTATACGAAGGTAAAGTAAACCCAATCTGCCAGTTCCCTGGACAAGGTATTGTAGTATGGGGTCAAAAAACTTTACAAGATAAACCATCAGCATTAGATAGAATCAACGTAAGAAGATTATTATTGACTGTTAGAAAGTATATCGCTTCAACTTCAAAATATTTAGTGTTCGAACAAAATAGTTCTGAAACAAGAAATAGATTCTTAAACATTGTTAATCCTTATTTAGAGGGAATCCAACAAAGACAAGGTCTTTACGCTTTCAGAGTAGTAATGGATGAAACAAATAACACACCAGATGTAATTGATAGAAACATTCTTAAAGGAGCTATCTACTTACAACCAACAAAGACAGCTGAATTCATACAAATTGATTTCAACATCTTACCAACTGGTGCAAGTTTTGGAGGATAATTTAAAAATTAAATATTTATATTAAAATATAAAACCAAAGTAAAATGCCAGAAATATTAGAGTTTGACAAAATGTTCTATAAGAATTTTGAACCAAAGTTGGGTAACAGATTCATTATGGAAATCAATGGTATCGAATCATACATCATTAAAACAGCAAGTAGACCAACCTTTACTTCAGAAGTAGTTGAATTAGACCATATTAACGTAAAGAGAAAGATTAAAGGTAAATCAACATGGGATGATGTTAATATTACTCTTTATGACCCAATTGTTCCATCAGGAGCACAGCAAGTTATGGAGTGGATTAGAACATCACATGAGTCATTAACAGGTAGAGATGGTTATAATACCTTCTATAAAAGAGATGTAACTTTCTTCCTATTAGGACCAGTTGGTGATAAAATTGAACAATGGACTTTAAAAGGTGCATTTATCACTTCAGCAAACTTTGGTGAATTGGATTGGGCATCAAATGATCCAGTTTCAATTGAATTAACATTGGCATACGATTACGCAGTATTAGAATACTAATCTATAAAGAACAAATAAAAGAAAGGGAGAATCAAAAGTTCTCCCTTTTATTTTTTTAAAAATTGGATATATATAATAAACAAAGTTATATACTAATATGGAACAAAACATTGAACAACAAGTTACAAGAGGGTTAAATCAAGCACCTACTCAAACAAAAACTTACGATTTTCCAACGGAAATTATCAGTTTACCATCAAAAGGATTATGTTATCCTGAAAGTTCACCACTATCAAAAGGTGAAGTAACAATTAAGTTATTAACTGCAAAAGAAGAGGATATTCTTACTTCTCCAAACTTAATTAAAAGAAATCAAGTAATTGAAAAATTATTAGAATCTGTTTTAATTGAACCTGGTGTTAAAGTTGATGACCTTTTATTGGGTGATAAGAACGCAATTCTTATAGCGACTAGAATGTTAGCATATGGTCCAGAGTATAAAATTAAAGTAACTGATAAAGAGTACGATGAGGAAGTTGATTGGACAATAGACCTTTCAAAAGTTCAAATAAAAGAAGTTGATTATTCATTATTAAATAGAAAAAACGAGTTTAGTTATACTTTACCATTCAGTAAAACAAGTATAAAGTTTAAAATACTTACACATGGTGATGAAGTTGCTATTACAAAAGATGTAGAAGCCGCGGAAAAACTTACAAAGCAAAGTAATGAAATTACATCAAGATATAGAAGGGTAATTACCGAAGTTGATGGTAATAGAGATTTAGGATATATAAGTAATTTTATATCAAATAAATTGCAAGCAAGAGATTCTAAAGAATTAAGAAAATATATTGCAACGGTGACACCGGATTTGGATTTTAAATTTGAATATACATCACCATATAGTGGCGAAACGGAGGCGCTCCCAATTCCATTTGGGGCCGACTTTTTTTACCCTACCGAGTAATTATTCCGTAATTTTACACGACAAGATTTTTCAAATGCTATACTACTCAAATGGTAGTTTTAATTGGCATGATGTTTACTTTATGCCCATCCGTTTGAGAGAATTTTATTGGAATAAACTAATAGAAGCAAAAGAAAAAGAAAAAGAGGCCAACGATAAAATAATGGCCAAATCCAAATCATCTACATCATCCTCTAGAATTAGAAGAAGATAATTTCCATTTTATATTATAAGTTATATTTATAGTAAACAACCTAGCTATGTCTAATAGAAAATATTTATATGAAGTATCTTTTGTTAAAAGATTGATAAATGGCTTTTTAGGAGCAAAGGCACAAGAAAAAGAAGATAGTTTTTTAGATGTTCTAAAAAAGCATGATGATGAATTGGCTGCTGTATTTGGTGATTTTAATGATAGATTGGACAGATACAATAAAGATGTTAGTTCTAGACTTGGAAAGAATGTAAAAGCTATGGATGTAAAAGATACACAAATATACAAAGCTTTAAATCGTTACATGGAAGAATCTATTAATAGAAGAATTAATAAGAAGAAATAATTTTTTCCTAAATAATGGCATCAGCAGAAGAAAAAAAATTACAAGCATTACAGAAGTCCAGACAGTTAATGTTGGACAACCTATCTTTAATGAAGCAAACTCAAGCTGCACATAAAGCTGAGTATGATGCTGCTGTCGAATATACAAAACAATGGGAATCTTATTACTCTATAATGAGGGATAATGAAAAGAAAGCATTTGATGCTAGAAAGAAAATGATAGCGGATTACGATAAAGCCGCTAAAGGTATTCAATCGGTAAGTAAAGGACTTGAAGAAAACGCAAAACAATCAAAAAAAGCTAGAACGGAAGTTGAAAAACAAACAAAAGCGGTTGAACAATTAAGAAAACAAACCAAAGGTATGGTTAGTGACCAATCCGAATTAGTAAAGGGATTGGAAAAAATGAATGCGGCCTTTAAAGGAACAAGTAAAACGCAAAAAGAAATAAATACGGGTTTTGCAAATTTAGAAGTTTCTTTAGGAAATGTAAATAAAGCAATCGGCGATGGAAAAAAATTACATCAGGATGAATTAAAAGAAATTCAAAAATATAAAAAAGCATATAATGAATATTCAACATCAATAGCCGATATACAAAGACAGGTTGCTGAAAAGAATCTATCGGAAGAACAGGCCGTTGAAATAATAAAAAAACAAGAGGAAGCATTCAATGATGTAGCAAAATCTTTAAAATTTACAACAGAACAAGGTAAAAAAGTTGGTACAGAAATACAAGGGATGATAACACATGCCAATGAATTTGGAAACAAATTACAAGCTGTGAACAAAAGAGCTGGAGATATTAAATCCGGATTTGAAGAAATTAAGGGGCAACTTGGTGGTATGTTACCAATGGGTAAGGAACTATTGGATGTATTTAGTAAATTTGGTAAGGTAGGTTTCGCAGGTGCACTTGCAGCATTAGGAGCGGCCGCAGGTAAATTCTTAAATGAAAGTGGCTTACTTAAAAAAGCATTACCTGGTATTAAAGACCGTTTGGATATAGAGCAGCAAGGTAAGAGAGCAACTTTTAATGAAGTTACCCAACCATTACAAAGATTGGAATTCCAAACTGATGAGAAATTTAAGAAAAAATCATTTGCATTAGACCAACAATACGAAGCCAAACGACATGGTATTACAATGGCCAATAAACAAAAAGAGTCAGCAATGACCTTTAAGAGTGAGGCTAGTATGGCATATTTTGGTAAAGCACTTCCTAATCTTGGATTTGCAGCAAATGAATTACAAAACGCAGGAATTAGTGCAGATAGTATTGCAGGAGCATCGGTAACAATTGCATCTAAAATGGGTGTAGGTGGAAAGCAATCTGCTATATTAGGTGCTGAAATGGCAACATTTGCTAAATTTGCAGGAATAGGAGCAGAAGAAGCAACTGATATATCGGAATCATTCAGATTAATGGATGGTGCAACTGCGGATACCGCAGCAAATATGATGCAAGGTGTTAAGGCAATGGCAGAACAATTAGACCTTAATCCTGCGGCAGTAATGAAAGAAATGGCTAGTGCAAGTGAGATTGCATTAGAAATGAATATAAATAGTGGAAAGGCATTAGCAAAGCAAGTATCATACGCAACATCATTGGGTGTATCGTTCTCTAAAATAGCTAAAGCAGGACAGAGTATGGTACTAAATTATAAAGATAGTATCAAAAAAGAAATGCAACTCTCCGCTTTATTAGGTAAGCAAGTTGACCTTTCCGAAGTAAGAGCTAAATTTGCAGAAGGTGATACAACTGGTGCAATGCAAGCATTACAAGCTCAAGGTTTAGACCCGGCTCAAATGGATATGTTCCAAAAGCAAGCATTGCAAGAGGCAACGGGTATGGATTTGGGTGAACTAACAAAGATTGGTAAAGGAGGTGGAAAATCAGCCGAAGCTTTGGATTCTGCTGCAAATAAAATAGATAAAGCAAGTATACATGCTGCAAATAAACACCTTTTAGCAGCAGAAACTGCAAGACAGATATCGTTAGAAAATAAACAATTTGCATTGCAACAGGCCGCAGCAGCTGCAAATTTCCAATTGCAATTAGAACAAGATAGAGAACAATTTGAATTAGACCAGCAAAAAGCAAAGGAACAATTTGAAAACGATTTATCATTCGATAGAAAAAGACAAGAAATTGATTTACAACAAGAATTAGCCACTTTAGGAAATACTATACTTACACAACTTATCCCTGCATTATTAGCATTTGGTGCTGGTGGTGGATTTAGTGCATTAGGAGATTTGGTTGATATGCTACCAGGCAAAAAAGGTAAAAAAGGTGGAAGAAGTAGGAGTAGAACAAATACAAATAAACAAAGTTCAGCTCAAAGAAGAAACACTGCAATGCAATCAAGACCAGCACCTGCAGCAGGTGGACCTGCATCTACATCGCCAGCAGCACCGCCAACAAGAGCACAACAAGTTGCACAACTAAAAGCTCAGAATCCTGGTATGACATCGCAACAGGCATTACAGCAAGTTAAAGCTGCCCCTGCAGGCGGTGCACCAAGTGGACCTGCGGCAGCTGCACCAAAACCAACCGGTGGTGGAGGTGGTGGCGCAGTTCCGAAACCAGCTGCAGCACCTGCACCAAAATTAGCAGCACCTCCCGCACCA